TGATCCGGCCATGTTGGTATAGGCTTCTGTGGAACCAAGCCTTTTCCCCTTGTACTGAATCGAGGTGACTATGGTTCCTGTGCAGGTCAAGAGCCGCAATCTCAGGTATCTCTTGACGGGCTTGATAACGTCAATAGCCAAAGCAGGCGCCCTTGTTTGCCCAGCCCCGCCTGTAGCCCAATGCACGAAACCGACCGTCGAATTGACAATCCCTGCCCCGGTGCTGATCGCGCTAGACATCTGGACCCGTGCGAGTCCGCTAGACCCAATCCAGCTCGAATTTTTGTGTAGAATATAGAGGCAGTTTTCCCAGTCGTGCATGTCCAGCCAAGTGCTCGCGGCTGGTGAGTTCGAAGACTGCAATTTGCAACTTGGTGTGATTTTGATCTGATCTAAAAGGTTCATATTGTTCAAGACCTCCTATTTTGATATTGACAAACCATTTTCTTTTTGCTACATCTGTTTCAATTCAATATGGCAGCCACTATATAGGAGAAAACCAGAGATCGGGAGCGATGCCATATTGAATCTTCTTTTTAGGCCAATGCCACCCTAACAAATGCGTTTTCCCGAATCGGAGCGCCGTCCACTTCCATCCGCCCAATATAACCGATTTCGTTCGTCTCGGCATACAGTTCGGTGAGGACCGCCACCCTCATATCCAGGGCTGTGACAATCACATAATATCGGAAATTGCCCAGCAAGCCAACATACAACCCGGTCGTAAAGGTATTGGGCACATACTCGGACTCGTTGACCGGGTATTCCAGGATCGTGTCGGGTTTGTCTGACGAAATCCCAGGTTTCCAAAGATAATCGCCTGTGCCTGTTTTCAGTTTCCGAATCGCCTTGATAGCGTCCCGATGGAAGAGCCATTGACATCCGCTTCTCCACTGCGCCTTCAGGGTGTACTTGCACTCAATGAGGTTATCTGCTTTGATCTCGGTCGTGGTGTTGCCTGAGCTTACGTCCCTGGCTGAACTGATGCCAGCCTTGGAGTTAATGAACACGCCGAGCGGTTGATTGGTTCCGGTGCCTTGCAAAAACGCTTTTTCCTCAGTCACGCCGAACTTAAATGCCAGCTCGGTTCTGATCAGGGCATCCACCGAAATGGACGCTTTCCGAATCAGGTCTGCGGATATCTTGAGCCGCTTGGCCGATGGGTGAGGAGACAGGGTATATTTCTCAAAACTCATTTTTGCATCTTCCGAACCGGTCTTGAGTTCCGAGGTCCAGTTCGAGTCGTCGATAGTGTCGTCCAGCACAGGCCATGCGATCTTGTCCGCTTTGGGCATATTGATCGTTTGGGCCAAGCCTCTGAAGAACACGGCGTTCTTGAGGTCCTGGATCAGGTCGGTCATGAACGTTTCAGGCACGACCAGGAACCCACCAACAACGTCCTTGTCAGCCTGGAGGGTCCGCCTAACTTCCACGTCCGGCCACATCATAGACCGGGCTTCTTTGTGGTCGATGTTCCCAAATAAGAAATCCCTGAACACTCTGGTGTAAGCCGGGGTTGACCTGAACTCATCGATCCCCATAGTGACCTTCCGCTCTTCTTTTTTCTCTTCTTTCTTCTGGGGCTCCGGCCTGATGCCCTCGGTCTGGTGCTTTTTGTGCTCTTCTGCCCTCTTCTCGTGCTCGGTTTCCCGCTCCGTCATTTTCTCGATGGTGCGGATCTCGTCGGTCACTTTCTGATAGGCAGTATCCATTTTATTGTATTCTGTTTCCTCATCAGCGGTGAAGCCCCTGCTTTCTTTCTGGGCTTTGTCGATCATCGCCTTCTGGTCGGTATCCAGTTTGAGGCGCTCATCGTATAATTTCTTAAGTTTCTCGTTCATGTTTGAAAACCTCCTATCTCAATCTTAGGTTGAATTTTTTGGATAGAACATTCAGCTTTCGGATAGCCTGAGCTTCCTGCTCTTTAAGTTTCGCATCCTCAGGGATCTCCCTGGGAGCGACCAGCTTGTTTAAAACATCGACTACGCTACGGATCGCCGTGCGGTCGGACTCATCGAAATCGATGGAATGGGTTGCCCTGATCAGAACTTTCTCCAGTCCTGCCAGATCCAACCCTGCCACCGTAGCCATCTCACTCAGGCTCCTCGCCTGAATGCTTGTATCAAGATAGGCCGGGAACGTCACAGGGGAAACGTCCACCAGGGAAACGTCCAGCAAAGTGCGAATATTATCCTCGTTGACCCTTTCCCATGAGTCTTTGTTTACCCGGAACCCAAAAGACATTTGGGTAATATCCCCGCGCTCAATGCTGACTACCAGGTCCCTCGCCCACTGGGTGTCCGGCGGTATGATCTCGGTTTGGAGACCTCTATCATCTTCACTTATTACGAGCGTTTTCGATGACATCCTGCCAAGAATGTAGTTCGGGTCGTGGTTGAGTAGCGCCCGAACATCGGCCTCTTTCAGGCTTTCCTTGAAAGCGCCCGGGCTGATCTTTTCCCTGAACCCGCCCAAATCCATTGACAGCGAATTGAACACGGCGGCATAGCCTTTCAGGCTCTTTTTCTCCTTGTCAAACCTGAGCTCAGTTTCTTTTTCCAGGATAATCCGTCTCTCGATTTTCATATTTTACCCCTTGACACAACCTTATTCAGCACCTTTTGCAATTTGTTTGCCACTGATCCAGATCGTCACTTATTGGCTGGCTTTCTTCCCGTTCTTGCCGCTACCTTGCAAACACACCCCCGATGGAGCGGAGGGTGCCTTTTAGTTCCATAGTTATTGAGTCCTTCTCGGTGTTCGGTATAATCGTAGTCAGTTCTTTCGCCTATGATTTCTCCTGCTTCCGCAAAACTCTGGCCTTTTTTGATAACTTTTCCGTTGAGAGTGCGACAGAACGGGCAGGGATTTCTACCAGGTGATACCCAGATTAGGGCGCTGACTGCGAGCGAAAAAAAAAAGACTTGGTAGGCGATGGCGTTTCCAGCCCGGGCAAGTTGGTTTGCCGTAATCTTCATAACTCGTGTTTCTTTCCATTCATTAATACGATCCAATAGAATATCGGCCTGCTTGTCAATTTCCGTATTTTGAATCAAATCGTCCAACTGTCCTCGACTGGACTTAATGTGGTCATCTATGAAGCTCTGAAGGTAGCTACTAAGGAACTCCGATAAATCTTCCATGGCATCCGGATCGTTTATTTCACCGGCAGCCGCAGCCTGGACGGCTGAAGCGTAGGCTCGCAGCACAGGCTCATACGCATCCCTGATATACTCGTTCATTTTACCGTTATCTTTGTCGTACAGGTCATCTAAGACTTTTCGGAAGTCGTCATCGAAGGATCTCTCCTGCTTTCTGGCGGCTTTCTCAAGCTGGAGGTTCTCACGATTGCATATTCTGGTAAAGCAGGACCGGAAGAGGGGTTCGAAAGAGGTCTCTAAATTCTGTCGTTCACGCACTTTGCGACGGAGCAGTTTGAGTTCATCCTCGGTAGCCCGCTCTTCCAGTTCCTGCTCGTCTTCATGTTTCACGAGCTTGAGTTGCTTTGCGCCAGTTGGCGGCTTTTCCTCTCCTTTACCTGGCCGCCCTGGCTCCCCCGGTATAGACCCTGGGGTCCCCATGCCTTTCGCCACGTTCTCGGCTGTGTTCATGTTGCCTGGGACCAGGTAGAGGTCCCCATCCTCGATCGGAGGCATATTCTCAAGGCGTCGGATGTCATTCGCTGACATGAATCCCCATTGCCGACCAGTAGCATAGGAACCATATCTTGCGGCAGTGTCCGCCCGCATCATGGCGTCCATGATGTGCTCGACGTAAAAGGTAGCTTGCTCGAAATCCCTTAAGAGCCTGAAGTTCATGATGGCTTCGATACGCACCAGCCAGGGCCGAATCGTGTGAATAGCGAAATGCCTAGTGAGCTCTTCCACATTAGAAAAAGTTGCGCGATCGAGATTACCAATAAGCGGAGGCGGAATTCGGTAGATCCGGCATATTTCATCGAGCTGCATCTTGCGAAGCTCTATCCACTGGGTATCCCCCGGCGGGAACCCCACGGTAGTCAGATCCATGCCCTCTTCAAGAATGGCGAGGCGGTGCTTGTTTTCCAAGCCTACGTGCATTTTCTCCCATGATGTCCGCAGTCTGTCCTGCGCCGGATCGGAAAGCGTTCCGGGATGCTTTAAGAC